ATTCGCTCAACGATCTGAGCCGCGAGAGTTCTGCCGACTCCAGGATTTGCGTTGTCAATTTTCACTCCCACGTTCACCGTCGTTTGTGGTACTGGCTGCGGATTTGCTGCTCTGTCATTGGCCTCTTGCATCGCCATGATAGTTTGGATCGCCTTGAGACGCACCTGGCCCCGCTGCGTTTTGTCGAGTACCAACGCCCCGGCGATCTTCGGCAAGGCCGACAGCAACTCGTCAGGAATCTCGTAGCCCCTGCGGATTGCCGTGCGAATAATTTGCAAATCGCCGCGTATATGTTTCGGATCGCTCAAAAGTTCTGTCATGTTTTCCCCAATGTTTTTGGCCCTTTTTGACTATTTGTAGAATTCTTCCGGAATAGATTGAGTCTAGTGTGGATTGTATTCCGATAATGGAATAGACTGATCTCAGTGGAAGTGACGAACGAAAACAACAAACAAGGAAACAAACGATGACAACTGCAACCGCCAAGAAAATCACTGTAGCAACAGTAAAGAGCTTCATCAAAAAGAATCGAGTCGCCTTGCTGGTCAGAACTAAAACCGCCTTTGATGGAATGGAAGATGGTGTTCGTGAGTGTGACAACCGCGAGTTCACTCCTGCACAGTGCCGGGAATACTACTGCAACGAGACGTTCAAGTATGTTCCAGTGCCATTGGACAACACGCATTCAATGGGAATCATCGGCGTTTGGTTCACTGGCCGCGACAGGTGCAGTGCTTTTGAAACCGAAACACATCGCGGCTTTGAGGTTTACAACTGCTGCGGCAACTGGATGGTTGCTGTTGCGAAGTAGTCTTTCATATTGTGCGGGGCTTCGGCCCCTTTCTCTTTCAATCTTTCTTCTCTGGAGTTTATGACGATGAACGATGCAACTCTGAACGCCTTCCGCCAGATCCATGAAGCCATGCAGACCGAGCCAACCAACTGGCAATGGATTGGGCCGCACATGAGTCAACGAATGTTTGGAATCACTGAGCCCCGCGCCAAGGCATATGCTGAACGCCACGGCGGGACTGCTTCGAAGATGTCCTGAGTTTACAACCCGTGCGGGGCTTCGGCCCCGCTTCTCGATCATGTTCAGCCGCTGATTCTTTTCAACCCCTTTCTCTGGAGTGTACCACGATGACCATCAACATGTCTTACTGCCGTTTTCAAAATACCCTGCTCGCTGTCAAGGAATGTGCCGGTGATCTCGGTGAAATGATCGAAGGCCAAGGCGAGCCACTCAGCCGCGAAGAACGAAAAGCCTGCGTTGCACTTGCTGAAGAAATGATTGAGTTCCTGCGAATGCTGGACGATGCGTCAGGCGGCGGATTGTCCGACGATGAAGATATCCGCGTCGGTGACCTCGACTGCTCGACGGATCGGATTGAGAACGCGGTTGATTCAATCTCTGCAATGGCTGGATCTGAAGACGATGAAGACGGTGACGAGTAGATACTGTTCCCCTTTCCCCTGTCCCTTTCTGGAGTTCTGACAATGACCACGAAACGTAAAACAACCAAACTGAAACCAGTCAAATCACCGCGTATATGTTTCGGATCACTCAAAAGTTCTGTCATGTTTTCCCCAATGTTTTTGGCCCTTTTTGACTATTTGTAGAATTCTTTCGGAATAGATTGAGTCTGGTGTGGATTCTGTTCCGATAATGGAATAGACTGATCTCAGTGGAAGTGACGAACGAAAACAACAAACAAGGAAACAAACGATGACAACTGCAACCGCCAAGAAAATCACTGTAGCAACAGTAAAGAGCTTCATCAAAAAGAATCGAGTCGCCTTGCTGGTCAGAACTAAAACCGCCTTTGATGGAATGGAAGATGGTGTTCGTGAGTGTGACAACCGCGAGTTCACTCCTGCACAGTGCCGGGAATACTACTGCAACGAGACGTTCAAGTATGTTCCAGTGCCATTGGACAACACGCATTCAATGGGAATCATCGGCGTTTGGTTCACTGGCCGCGACAGGTGCAGTGCTTTTGAAACCGAAACACATCGCGGCTTTGAGGTTTACAACTGCTGCGGCAACTGGATGGTTGCTGTTGCGAAGTAGTCTTTCATATTGTGCGGGGCTTCGGCCCCTTTCTCTTTCAATCTTTCTTCTCTGGAGTTTATGACGATGAACGATGCAACTCTGAACGCCTTCCGCCAGATCCATGAAGCCATGCAGACCGAGCCAACCAACTGGCAATGGATTGGGCCGCACATGAGTCAACGAATGTTTGGAATCACTGAGCCCCGCGCCAAGGCATATGCTGAACGCCACGGCGGGACTGCTTCGAAGATGTCCTGAGTTTACAACCCGTGCGGGGCTTCGGCCCCGCTTCTCGATCATGTTCAGCCGCTGATTCTTTTCAACCCCTTTCTCTGGAGTGTACCACGATGACCATCAACATGTCTTACTGCCGTTTTCAAAATACCCTGCTCGCTGTCAAGGAATGTGCCGGTGATCTCGGTGAAATGATCGAAGGCCAAGGCGAGCCACTCAGCCGCGAAGAACGAAAAGCCTGCGTTGCACTTGCTGAAGAAATGATTGAGTTCCTGCGAATGCTGGACGATGCGTCAGGCGGCGGATTGTCCGACGATGAAGATATCCGCGTCGGTGACCTCGACTGCTCGACGGATCGGATTGAGAACGCGGTTGATTCAATCTCTGCAATGGCTGGATCTGAAGACGATGAAGACGGTGACGAGTAGATACTGTTCCCCTTTCCCCTGTCCCTTTCTGGAGTTCTGACAATGACCACGAAACGTAAAACAACCAAACTGAAACCAGTCAAATCACCGCGTATATGTTTCGGATCACTCAAAAGTTCTGTCATGTTTTCCCCAATGTTTTTGGCCCTTTTTGACTATTTGTAGAATTCTTTCGGAATAGATTGAGTCTGGTGTGGATTCTGTTCCGATAATGGAATAGACTGATCTCAGTGGAAGTGACGAACGAAAACAACAAACAAGGAAACGAACGATGAAAACTGCAACACGAGCACCAAAGGGTGGAACGACTGGAATGAACGGCGAGCAGTATTCCGGCGGGTGCTTTCTGCCGACAACGACACTCACAAAGATGGCTGCCCGTCAGGCAAAACTATCAACACAAGTGAAATCAATCCTTGACGGTGTTCGCGGATTCCTTGCATTCAGTTTTGACAAGTCGACCTGCGAAATCTCAGCAAGTGACTACAGCTTGGCATATTACGAAAAGACACGATCAGAAGTGCAGGCGATTGTAAATCGATACAACGCCGGGGAACGATAACCAAACCTCTTACCGAGGGGCTTCGGCCCCTCTCTTTTTCAATCTTTCTACTCTGGAGTGTTGACAATGCCTGACATGAAATACCCTATCGGCTCATGGGTTCGGACGAGTCACGCCTTTTCTTCATTGCCGCGCCGTTCTCGCGTCGCAGCTTACCGTCTGTCATCTACCGGCCATTGGTTCTATGAACTTCAGGACGGCGGATGGTTTATTGAAAACGAATTGGAGTTGTGCCGATGAAACTCTACACCTGCCTTGAAGCCGCTGCGGCCCTGTGCGTCGATCAAACCCGCGTCCGTGTGCTTTGTCGTTCTGGCCGCTTGGGACGCAAGCACGGCAGATCCTGGCTGATTACTGATGTCGATCTGAAACGATATCGGGATGCTGGCCCGATGAAGCCGGGGAAGAAGTAGAAAGCGTCCGGGTCGGATTCGCACCGTTTTTTTCCGCATGGTTAGCGGACGTGTCACTGTCAACACTTCGGACGCGCTTTGGGTATGGTTTGCGGAGTGGTTCGATTTGTTTTCTCATTTCGTCGTCGAGTGGCATCAGGTAGCAATGCTTGTGCGGTGATGCCACTTTGTTTGTCCCAGGCGGTAGTTGCATTTTTACATTACCAAAGTTCTTTCCAGTGTATGCCCTCCGTTGCAACTTCTTTCCGTTGCAAATGAAATCTACTTTCGCAGGTGTCGTGCCTCTATAAATCCATCCTGAAGCCTGATAAATGCCACCATGATGCCCCTGTTCCGTGTCAGCATAGGAAACCAGAAGCCTCAGTCCTGGTGACTGCTGTTTAATGAATGTCTGCGCAATTCTCAGAATGCGACTGACAGGCGTTTTGTGTTTCATCAATGCAACCCTGACAAGTTCAGCCGCCTCGAATTGCTTAAGGCCATAGGGGGAACCTAAATGTGGATTTGCACCAAGTGCGTAAATCACTGTACCGATGAACTTTCCCTCCTCCCAGACACCAACCTTTGCAGACTTTGAGACCGGCATTGTCTCCGAATAGTGCCAATTCTCAACCGCATACTTTGCTGCCTCGTGCGTACACCAATCGAGTTTCAGCTCAGGGCGTGAACTCATGCTTGCACTCCGGACAGGTGATCTTTGCCTTTTCGTCCAGTCGCCCTTGATCGTCTTCACTGCCCGGCTGGAAGTCTGGAACGAATCCCATCAGTGTGTTGAGTTCGTCAGCATCAAACCCCAGCAACGCCATATCGAAGTCATCCGCGTGCAGGTCGCTCAGTTCGTTCGCCAGTAGCTCGGAGTCCCAGCCCGATGATAACGATATCCGATTGTCCGCGATAACGTAGGCTCGTCGCTGTGCGTCCGTGAGATGCGTCAGGCGAAGGCATGGAACTGTGTCGAGTTTCATCCGACCGGCGGCGAGCACGCGACCATGGCCGGCGATGATTGTGTTTTGTGCGTCGATCAGTACGGGATTGCAGAAGCCAAACTCGCGGATGCTGGCGGCGATCTGCCCGATCTGTTCGTCTGAATGCGTGCGTGCATTTCTGGCATATCCGACAAGATCCGCTGTCGGGATTTGCTCAATCGTTGCCAAATCTGCCCCTAACCCCTTTTTCGTCGTGACCATGTGCCAATCCAACAAAAAAAACTCTTATG